TTCTTCTTCAGTTTCTTCAAAGTCTTCATCAAGTTCGTCAATTGCTTCATATTCAACTGCCCATCCATTTTCCTCTTGGAACTGGATAAATTCTTGAATGACTTGGATCTTGTCGAAGTCGTGGGTTTCAACTGTAATTTTCTCACTGCCTACCCAACCAAATTCCATTTCAAATTTCATGATTTTCTCCTTAAGCAACTGATTGTTGCAATGACATACTAAATTTGGTATGTGTCAGTTATGTGTTCTTTTCCTTAACCCATGTGCAATCAAAACAAATCTTCATCATCCATCTGACAAACCAATTAGGTTCGTATCCTTTTAGTGGTCTGTAAGAAATACCTTCTCCTTTACGACCACCAAACAAATAGCAAACCCATTCAGACCTTTCAGGCACATGAAATTTATACGAGCCTTCAGCTTTGTATTCATCATCAAAACGAATTGTTTCGCTTATTGGTTTATCCATTGTTCTTACTCCTTAGTTTGGCTTCTACATATTGCACTACTTCTTTGAGTAAATCGGTGTATCTGTCTAAACCAACAATTTTTTTAACTTCCTCATCCGTCAGCCCTACCCATGTGCGCTGTGGTGATGCTTCTTCAATTCTTTGTTTTAAAACATCGGCTCTGTGCATACCAAGTTCATGTGGTTTGACAGTTTCTTGAACCCACTCTGTTTTGTCTAGCCATACTTCAAGTGCTTTTTTGTAATTAGGCTCTGGCTGTGCCAAGGCTTCTTTTATGGCGGTGATGGCTTTCACTTTCTTGCCCAATGCCAAGTCGCAACCATCAACATAAGGTGCATTCCAAGGGGTTTCCAAAGCCTCCAGCGCCAGCTTCAATGCTTCTTTAATCATTGCTTCATCCCCCTGACAAAAGCAGCAAAGCTATGTGCTGTGTCGCCAAAAGGCATCTTTTCAAACTCTAAAGCCACTTCCTCAAGAACATGGTTTCTTTGTGAGGGTGAAACGTAGGTATCAAAATGATAGGGTTGACCTTGTGCTTTTAAGATTTGCTTACCAAGGTTGCTTTGTTGCTCAACAGCATTAAATGCTTCGTCTTCTTCCTTAGTCCAATCAGTCATGCTTGTCCCCTTGCTCGTATGGCATAAGCGCATTTGTTACCAAGCGGAAGAAACTCATCACACACCTTTGCACACGCCTCACGCTCGGCAGAAGCGACAAGGGTGGCAAAGCGTTCAATGACAGGATGGAACACAAACTCAGCCATGCCTTCAGCTTCTCCCGCCTCTCGTGCCATGCGGATAACGTCTTCTTTAGTCATCTCACCCTCCTTAAAGGTTGAATCTCTTTTTCTGGTGGAGGAGGAGGCATATTCTCTGAAGGAGGAGTCCATCCATGCTTTTTCCATAGTGCCTGGACATCTGATCCTGATTCCCACTTGAAGTCCTTAGTCGGGATAGAGGGATAGCTAATCTTAGAATGCGGTGGTAGTTCAATCATGCTGACCACTCCCTTTCATTGCGTCCTGAGTTGGACTTAACTGTCTTACCAGTAAGATGGATAAGACCAATCTTCTGCATCTCATTTAAACGCCTTGCAACCTGATTGTTTTCTAGTTTGGTCAGAGATGAGATTCCATCCTTTCCAAGCGCACCATAGGTCTGTAAACACTCCAGAATGATGTCATAGTGTTTGTTGACTACTGGCTTGATTTCCTCTGCTGCTTCAAATGAAGTGAGAGGGTCTGTAGTCCTAACTCGTGGAAAGTTAGGAAATATCCTATCGAAAGCACTTTTAATATCCATTATTGACTCCTATTGGGTGAGGGGAAAACTGCTCGACTGCAAGCTAGGAAAATCCTTTGCACAGCTCTCCCCTCGGGTTTATATTAACTCAGAACGGCAAATCAGACTCGTCAAAACTTGCCTTTTTAGGGGCTTGTTTGGGCTGATAGTCTTCTTTGGGTGATACTGCTAGACCCATGAATTTGCCTGACTTGCCCTCTTTAATCCATGCAGATAGCCAGTAATCCTGACCGCCCACTGTGATATTTCCTTTGTAATCAGGGTGTTTCTCTGACTCTTTTTTGTCGTTCTTGAACAAAACGCCACTGTTATCTTTCTTTTCCATTACATTTCCTTCGCTTTCTTTAACGCACTTCTTACTTTACTGGGTAGGAGTGTCCACAATGCAATCTTTTGTTCTGCATCAAGGTTCTCTCCTTCCAACTTATCCCAAGCTGCCTTGGGGTCACCTTGCTCACACATGGCAATCAATTCAACTGCCATCTCTTGCAAGTACTGTACTTCCTCTGGGGGAATATTATCCATTGCACCTTGGGTAGGGCTAATGATGACTTTATCTTCCTTCAGAGGGGCAGAAGAGTCTAGGGCATCGTGTTCAACGATCTCCATTGCTGAAACCCACAGATAACGCCTGGTATAAGTTTCTACCGCACCAAGGTTCTGAATTGGGTGGCATCCCTTTAGATTGGCTTCTGCCATAGGGCTTGTCAGAACGATCTCTGAGCCGTCTTCTGTGTCTGTGATAGTCAGACTAGCCAACTCCTTGCCAAACGACACTACACCGCACAATCCAACCTTATAAAAGATTGAGTTGATTGTTGGCAGAAAGTCACCCAATTCGAAGTATGAATAACCCGCAAACTTGTTGTGGCCTGACTTCTTAAGTGGAGCGTGCTGCAAGAGTAATCTTGCTTCCATTAACTTCTTATGTACACCCATGATTAACTCCTTTGATTTTGATCTAATTCGTCATCGATGATTACTTTTTGTTCCTCAATATTTAATTCTTGGAACTCGACAAAGTGGTTCTCATCACAACATTTGTAGCTTTCGCCTTTTGGTTCTAAGCAGTAGCAGCAGTACAAAATGTCTGCAAATTGCTCTCTGTACTGTTCAAACAATGTCTTCATATTCACTCCTATAGGTTTATTAAAATGTGGGTTTTTTGTTGCCCACACCTCTAATATGCCATACAGATTCCTGAATTTACATAGGGGTTTTCCCTAATTTACGCAACTTTTTTCTATGCTAATCTAAAAAGACTTGTCCTATTAACTAATAGCCCTTCCTCCTCCTTTTCCCTCTTATGTCTCCTGAACAAATTGAACAAACCTGCGCTGACTTATTGCTTCAGTTCTCTCACAATATGGCTGACGCTTATGTAACCGAACCAGAGGACTATTCTGCCTCTGTAACAGCTTTGCTTGCCAGAACGCTAGAACTTCACTTAAACCGCCCAATCAACCTGGAGAACCTTTACAAATGACCCAAGAATCTGTCATCAGAGCATTACAAAATGGCCCACTTACATCCTATCAACTGGAAGACCTAACTGGCATACCCAGACTATCTATTGCAGCTTGTTGCACAAAGATGAGCTACAAGAAGAAGCTAAAAATTGGAAAAATTAAGATGGGTCGTTCTTGGGTTTCTCAGTACACCCTAGCACCACACATGATTGAGGCTGAAAAGGTAGAAGAGCCTCGTGATCTGCTAAACCCGTTTGACATCAGAAACGCTAAAGGCATCTTCACTAAGGCTGAATATGCTTCTATGAACAACCAAGCTATTCGTTTGTTTGGCAAAAAACCAACAAATGAAATTACCAACAATCAATTTATTTGATACAATGTTTTGAAACACGGCTAGATAGGGCTTGATCTCCCTATCGAAAAGAGTTATCCCTTCTCCTGCCGCAGTTTCTTTTTAAGGGTGTTTAAAAAGCGGAAAATTTATGCACTACTACTCCTTTCATGTGAGTGACTACATTCACGACACAGCTCATTTGTCAAATTATGAAGATTTGGCATTTAGACGATTGTTAGACTTGTATTACACAAGCGAAAAACCTATCCCAAACCAAACCCACGAGGTTGCCAGACGCATAAGGATGTCTAATCAGATCAATGCTGTTCAGACAGTTCTCGAAGAATTCTTCATGTTTGACATGGAAAATAATTGTTGGTTTCACAAACGATGCGATGAAACTATTGCGGCTTATCAGGCAAAGGCTGAGAGGAATCGTGAGGTTGGTAAACTTGGCGGTAGACCTAAATCAAACCCAGATGCTAACCAAGAAGAAACCCAAGTGGTTTCCAAACATAACCCTAACCAAGAACCACTAACCACTAACCATAAACCAAAGAGAGAGAGCGCAACTGTCGTTGCTTGTCCTTCAGATGTTTCACAACAAATTTGGAATGATTGGGTAGCCTTGCGTAAAAGCAAGAAAGCACCGATTACCCAAACTGTTTTGAATGGTGCTATTACTGAAGCAAAGATACTTGGTTGGCCTTTAGAGAAGTTTTTGGCTGAATGGTGCAGCCGAGGTAGCCAAGGTTTAAAAGCAGAGTGGATTGTTAAACCAAACCCTGCCGACAAAGTAAGGCTCACTGTTCCGCCATCAAATGAGCCTGACCCTGCTTTACTGAAGATTGCAGAAGATGCGAAAAAAGCAGCACCTATTCCGCTAGAAACATTGGCTAGGATGGCTCAAATAAGGGGAAGAGCATGATCCACTATCACGGCTTGCCAATAACTCCTGCCACAGTAGCTGTCAAAGCAATTGAGAATGGTCATGCGTTTGTTTCGTTTGCTCATTCTGACCAGCTTTCTATAGCAATTGAGGTGTGTCAGTCTTTCGCCATAGACAATGGAGCATTCTCTGCCTGGCGATCTGGCAATCCAATCCAAGATTGGCAACCTTTCTACGATTGGTCACTTAATCTAAAGAAAGTACCTTCTTGCGACTTTGCTGTTATTCCTGACGTTATTGATGGCAACGAAGCAGACAACGATGCTTTGCTGAAAGATTGCCCGCTGCCGACATGGTTTGGCGCACCAGTTTGGCATATGCATGAATCTTTAATGAGACTTGAACAACTTGCAAACACCTATGTGCGGGTCTGCATTGGCAGTTCTGGTGAGTTTTCTACAGTAGGAACATCCAACTGGTGGGTCAAGATGGGGCAAGCCATGAGAGTTATTTGTGATGACATGGGAAGACCTGCTTGCAAACTGCATGGTTTGAGGATGCTAGACCCTGCAATCTTTACCAAATTACCATTTTCATCAGCAGACAGTACCAATATTGGCAGAAATGTTGGTATTGATGTGCATTGGAAGCATGGGAATTATCTGCCGCCAACCAAAGAAGCCAGAGCGCAAGTCATGCGTTCTAGGATCGAGGCATTTAATGCCCCTTCACAATGGAATTTTTATCAACCAATGGAACAGGAAACACTTTTATGATTTTTGCTTTAATTGCATATGCTGTGGCAATGGTTGCCGCAAACCTTTTAGTGGCTACATTTGGGCCAGCAATCAGCCCAATAAACGCTTTTTTACTGATTGGACTTGATCTGACGCTGAGAGATTGGCTTCATGTTCGACTCAAAACATGGCAAATGGGTGGCTTGATATTGGGAACAGGTGCTTTGACCTATTTGCTAAACCCTGCGGCAGGAATGATTGCGGTAGCTTCTGCGGTGTCATTCTTGGTGGCGGCTTTGGTGGATTGGGCTATTTTTGTAAAAACCACAGGGTCATGGATTAAACGAGCAAATGTTTCAAATACTGCTGGTGCTGCCGTTGACTCTCTGTTGTTCCCAACGATTGCGTTTGGTGCTTTGATGCCTGAGATTGTTGCGCTTCAGTTTGTAACCAAGGTTTCAGGCGGTGCGGTTTGGTCTTATGTTCTTGAAAAGAAACTAAAGCATGAACTACTTTGAAGCCATGAGACTGCTAGACAAGGTGCGTGAAGGCGTACCATTTCCGATACATCTGATAAACCAAGCATTGGAGTTAACTGGTGACTTGGAGCAGACGTAACATTCAAGGCCCAAGCGATAGAGTAATTCTTGAGCAAGCCGAGGCAAGAGAGCTTTATCGGAATTGGGAAGGCAGTAAAAACAGAGACCTTATTCGTGCCAGACTTGAGAGAGCCGAAAGAATCTATGGCATAGGTGCTAGAGACAGAATCCGAGAATATATGAACAGAATCAAAGATGGAACACTTCTATGACATTTATGGTCAATTTCAAAGTAGACGCTAACCCTGTTGGCAAACAAAGAGCAAGATACGTCAAAAGGGGAAACTTTGTTAGCACATACACCCCTGAAAAGACAAGAACCTATGAGACTTTAATCAAAGAAGCTGCAATCGAGGCAATGGGTGCTTCCGAACCCTTAGAAACCCCTGTTAGCCTTTATCTTTACATTCGAGTGCCAATCCCCAAGTCATGCACCAAAAAGCGGTTAGAAGCCATTGATAACGGGTCAGAGAAGCCAACTAAGAAACCTGACGCAAGCAATATCCTAAAGAGCGTAGAAGATGGCATGAATGGGGTTGTCTACCATGACGATTCGCAGATCATAAACATTCACGTTACAAAGGTTTATTCAAGTCTGCCAGGCGTGGATATTTGCGTAAAAGAATGCTTGGACTAAGGGTTTATCCCTATTCAAAACATTCCAAAATAGGAATAACATTTAATTTTAAACAGGAGTTACATCATGGAATCAACTTGGGAATTTGACACAACAGTAGGTGCTGGTAGCGAGATTGTTACTGTCGTTTATGAGTATTCATCAGACGAGGATGGCACTTATAACGAGTCCATTAAAGAAATTTGGTATCAAAACAGAAGTGTCAACGTCATTGGATTGCTGAGTGATGAGGCATTTAAGGAACTAGAGTGTGAGGCAGCAATGCGGTTTCAGCACCATAAGCTCAACTTTAAGCAAACATCGGATATTCAGCCATGAGTGACAACCCCCACAAGGCCATACAATTCCTGATTGACACGGCAGAACCCTATAGCAAGGCTAAAGCTAGTCGAATCTACCTTGAGGGTTTTTTAAAGTCCCGCAAGGCACAGCTCATGGCACAAGCAGGGACTGAGGTTTTAGGTAAACAAGAGACCTATGCCTACGCCCATGCCGATTATGTGGGCATCTTAGAGGGCATTAGGGAAGCCGTGGAGATCGAGGAAAAGTATCGATGGATGATGACCGCAGCCCAAGCTAGGATCGAGGTCTGGCGAACAGAACAGTACTCAGCCCGAATGGAAATCAAAGCAACCCAATGAACAACAAGCTGAACGCAAAAGAGAGATTGCACCTGGCAAGGGTTAAAAGTCTCCCGTGTTCAGTATGCGAAGCACCACCACCAAGCGAAGCCCACCATTACAAACAAGGGCTTCAATACACTTGCATTGCTTTATGTGTAGATTGCCACCGCAATCCAGTAATGGGATGGCATGGGCAGAAACGTGCATGGGCTATCAATAAGATGGATGAAATTGATGCTTTGAATGAAACCATACGCAGATTGTGCGAAGAAATGCCCACCAAAGGCACTAAAAGCCCTTTCTAGGCGTTTTTAAGGGCTTGCCCATGCCAACCTACACAAGGCAAGAAAAAACCCTCCTGAGAGGGTCTGAGAGTTTAGCGTTTTCCGCCAAGTATTCGCAGAATTAGAGCAATACACGCATAAATCATAGATCGTTTAAACACGCTGTGTGTATGTAGGTGTTCAAAATCTCAGCTTCTGGGTGATACTTTTTAAGTTCAGCCACCGCATCCTCTAAAGATTCTGCGCTTGTTTCGTCATATTCAGCGTGAACACAATCAGGGTATGGGTAAAACTCAATGAGATAAGTTCTAAAAGTCATAAAGCCTCCACCAATTCAAGAGCTTGCGCCTTGCAATCTTCTACTTGGTCAAATGATAAACCTCTAGCTATTTCTTCCGCTAATTCGCTTGCTCGTTGAGCTTTGTGGTCATCTGGTGCAGTTATTGCCAAAACTAGGCATTGTGTGAGTGCTTGTAATTGTGTCATTTTTAATCCTTTTCGTTTTCGTAGGCTTTAATCATCAATTCATCGTCAATGTATTGTCGAAAAATTTGATAGATGGTGTCTTCAGCTTCACCGCTGAAAAAATAGGCGGCATTATCTCCAGTCTTAACCCCTAAAGCGTCTTGAATGTGTCGGCAAGCCTCATGCAAAGCATTTTCTGCAAGTTCTTGAATATCTTGTTTGTTCATTTATTCTTCTCCCAAATTTTGTAACCATTTGGCATTCTGACAATGCCATGTTGATGTTTAAAACGCTTGATTGCGTCTTTTTTGTCATATCCGTGTTGAGTCCATGCACGATGAATCCATGATGGGATATTC